CAGATACGGTTGAAGAAAGAACAGGAATTGTTAGAAACGATTGGAAAAGGTGATAACGGTGAGCGTTAAAGTAACAGACGACCTATTGATGACCATGCGGGACGAGTACGTCCACGGGTATATCAATGAGGATGGGGTGCGCGTCTTCCCTACGGTTGATGCGTTACACCGTAAATATGACGTGGCTAGGGCTACGCTTTACCGATATGTATCTGAGCAGGACTGGCAGACCCAGAAAAACCGATACCAGACTGAGCTTCAACAAATGCTGGATAAGGAGCGCATGGAGCGAATGCTTGAGGACTCCAAGCGATTGGACGACTCATGTATCCAGATAGCTCAGGCAATGCTAGGCAGTGTCGGGCGCAGGCTTCAGAAATCCATTCAGGAGGAGAGGACTAATCCAGATTACAGTGGGCTGGACGCGGCAACGCTCAATCAGCTCTCCGCAGTAACCGCCAATGCGCAGAAGATCGGCAAGCTAGCGCTAGGCCAAGCACAAGAAATCTCAAAGGTAGCCGCAGATGTCAGCAACCCCGAAGCCTTCTACGCAATTATGGAGCAACTGGACGAGCTTGCGTCATCAAGGGCACAAAAGCACGGCGACGCTATACACTGATTGGCTCGCCACCGCTCGCCCTAACCAGATCACCCCACTGGGGGACTGGCACATCTGGTTAATCTTAGCTGGCCGTGGATGGGGCAAGACCAGAACAGGCGCCGCAGACGCGATGCTGTACGCTCTCAGGAACCCTGAATCTAGGGTGGCAGTGGTAACCCCTACCTTTGGCGACCTTCGCCGTGTGGCCTTTGAGGGTGTTTCAGGGATACTCAAGACCCTTCCCAAGGAATGCTTACTGGATGGCAGGGGGCAGGGCTACAACAGCTCAGCATCCGAGATACGCCTTTACAACGGCTCAATCATTATGGGCTTCAGTGCCACGGAGCCGGATCGTTTGCGTGGTCCTCAGTTCCATCGTGCGTGGTGCGACGAGCTGGCGGCATGGAGATACCCAGAAGCCTTTGATCAACTTATGTTCGCATTGCGACTTGGAGAGAAGCCGCAGTGCATTATCACGACCACCCCCAAGCCTACCCCGATTATTCGTCAGCTCATGGAGCGCAAAGACACAATCATGACGACGGGGAGCACGTTTGAGAATCAGGAGAACCTCGCAGAAAGCACTCTACAGATGCTCAGAGAGCGCTACGAGGGCACAACGCTTGGAAGGCAGGAATTATACGCCGAGGTGATTGACGCAATGGAGGGCGCCTTGTGGAGCCCCTCACTGATAGACAGGAAGAGAATCCAAGAGCCGGACGTTCCTGAGCTACAAAACATCTTGATTGCCATTGACCCTGCTGTGACCTCAAGTTCCGATTCGGACGAGACGGGCATAATCGTGGTGGGAAAAGATGGAAATAGCGAGTATTATGTGCTAGAGGACAAATCAGGGAAATACAGTCCGGACCAATGGGGGCGTCTTGCAGTGGATCTTTTCCACAAGTGGGACGCCGATAAGATAGTAGCGGAGGTTAATAACGGCGGAGATTTGGTAGAGCGTCTAATCAGGACAGTAGACCCCAGCGCCAGATTCAAGTCGGTTCATGCCACACGAGGAAAGTTAGTGAGGGCTGAGCCTATTGCCGCACTATATGAACAGGGGCGAGTTCACCATGTGGGAGTTTTCCCAGAGCTAGAAAGCCAGATGTGTACATACACAGGTGATCGGCCAAAGCCATCCCCAGACAGGTTAGATGCCATGGTTTGGGGATTGTCAGAATTAAGTAAATCTCGCGGCGAAGTCGCATGGAGAATCACCTGATGGGAATTTTAGATAGATTATTGGGAGCGCGGCAGGCACCGGCCCCAGCAGAATTTAAGAACACCGGCGCAATGGTCGGATACTTTGGTGTTGGTAGCTCTAACCAGCGAATGATGAAGTACGAAGACCTAGCATCCGAAGGCTACCTCAAGAACGCAATCGTTTATCGGTGCGTTAATGAGATTGCAAAGGGGGCCAGCTCGGTTCCGTTCTTGCTCAAGAACAACAATGGCGACGTGATTGAAAGCCATCCGTTGATTAGTCTTCTTTATCGTCCTAACCCACAGCAGAGCTACGGCGAATTCTTTAACGCAGTATTCGGCTATCTAATGCTTGGAGGCAATACGTACATCCTCCGAGTCCAAGGCACAATGAATCTTCCCCGCGAGCTTCACCTTCTGCGCCCAGACCGGATTGAGATCAAGGGCGGCTCTGGCGTGTTCCCAGAGAAGTACGAGTATCGGGTGAATGGCAGAGTGCAGAACGTCTACGAGGTAGACCAAGAGACCGGATTCTCAGACCTAAAGCAGGTTAAGCTATGGCACCCCTTGGATGACTTCTATGGATGCTCTCCGCTTACTGCGGCGGCTATGGAGGTGGACCAGCACAACTCGGCCACTCGCCATAACATCAACCTCTTAGAGAACGGAGCACGCCCTAGCGGCGCGGTTGTATTCAAGCCAAAGGATGACCAAGGCTATGCAGTGCAACTTAGTGAATCCCAGCGACAACAGCTCTTGACTGACCTGAATCAACGATTCACGGGCACCAAGAACGCAGGCCGTCCGATGTTACTAGAGGGCGATTTTGACTGGAAAGAAATGGGTCTATCCCCTAGGGATATGGACTTCATCAACCTCAAACACATGAGCGCAACCGACATCGCGATGTGTTTCGGCGTTCCGTCTCAGCTCGTTGGCGTTCCGGATGCGCAGACATACGCCAACGTGGCCGAGGCCAGATTGGCCCTATACGAAGAGACGATCATCCCGTACCTACGCAAGGTGGAATCTGACCTTAACGAGTGGCTTGTTCCACAGTTTGGGGATGACATTTACTTTGAATACGACGTTGACGAGATTCCAGCTCTATCTGAGCGCCGCCGTCGCATCTATGAGAATGTGCTTGGCGCCGTAGACAAAGGAATCATGACCCGCAACGAGGCGCGGGAGATGCTTGGGCTCAGCCCGATTGACGGTGCAGACGATTTGTTGGTGGCCGCTAATCTGTTTCCGCTTGGTAGCGCTGAGACTCCAGATGCCGAAGACCCAGAGGATGAGGAAGACCTAGCCGCCTACGAAGAGGATTCAAAGGCGGAGGACATCACCAACTTCCCGACCAAGGGCGAAAACAAGAAGATCAGCCTGCGCAACAGCAATTTCCCGCAGTTTGATTACGGCTTTGCCAAGACTATGGCCGATGACGAATCAGTCAATGGCCGTAAGATATGGAAGGCTGGCGGCAACATTCGCGGTAACGACGCCTATCGGTGGTGGTCTGATGCTCGCGACGGCTCCGAAAGCCCAGCAGTCCTCGCATGGATTAAGGAGCGTGAGGCGTGGTGTGCGCGGCATACCCCAGTAGACGGCAATCAATTCGCAGGAGCTGGGGGCGATGAGCCCAACCTATCCAATATTGCTGGAGTGGTCGCCCTAATCAAATGGGGCGCAGTCAATCCCAAGCTAGGCATTCAGGGGATGAAGGACGTTATCCTTGAGGTGACCAAGAAATTAGAGGACCGCAAGAGCGATGACGCGGTTGAGACCTACGACGAGCCTGAGATTGAGCCTCTCATCTCGGATTTCCATACCAAGGCAGAAGAGTCTGGCGACGTATCGGATAAGATCAAGGCTACACTAAAGGACAAGATGGACGAGCATAACGACAAGGTAGGGGGCAACGCATCCAAGCGTGCAACCCTGCGGATGCTTATCGCTTCGTTCCGCCGAGGGGTGGGAGCTTACAGGACTAATCCTGAGAGCGTCCGGCCAAACGTCACAGGCCCTGATCAGTGGGCGTTTGCTCGTGTCAACAGCCTATTGTTTGCCTTGCGCACCGGCAGATTCCAAGGCGGCAAGCACGACACCGACCTACTCCCCAAAGGGCACCCCTTATCAAGTAAGAAGTGATGCTAGCCCTCAAGCGCATCTTCACCTTCCGGCAGGGTCGCGTTGCGGCCCGTCGTTATGCTCGCGAGCAATCAAGGCTCCGCAAGGGTCTGGAGCGCGGGCTGAACGATAAGCTCACTTCCGCCCTAGGCAAGCGCATCCGGATGGTAGCCCAGCGGGTCAAGGCTGGGGATGAGGTAGACATCGGGGATGTAAGCGGCCCTCTACGCCAAGAGCTAGATGCGGTTATCACAGCCCACGTCAAAAAAGCCTTCACTACTATCTTTGGATACAACAATGAGCGCTATCGGAACATAGGCCAGAAGGCAGATATTGATTTTGGCTCTAGTTTTGGCCGAGGCTTTGAGCTGGAGCTTCTTATCAAGCGCTACCGCCGCAAGCGAGATTCCTACATAACCAACATGAGCCAAGAGTACGGCGGGCAGGTAATCCGCCGCATTTTCGCCATGAGGGAGGAAGACCTTAATCTTGATCAGATCGCCAGAAGGCTCACCACGGAGTTTGACGGCATAAACCGTAGGAGAGCCGCACTCATCGCGCGAACGGAGACACACAGCGTTGTAGGGGCCGCTCAGGACGCTTATCACCGTAATGTGTCCAATGAGTACGGTATCCAGATGAAAAAGCAGTGGGTGGCAACCAGCGATGGGAGAACGCGGTCATCTCATGCCGCCATGAATGGCGTATCGGTCAACATGGATGAAGACTTCGTGATGCCTGACGGCGCACGGATGCAACACGTGGGCGACCCAAAAGGCGGCGCCCGCCATGTAATCAACTGCCGATGTGTAATCCTGTACGTAGACGCAGACGACGAGATTGAAGACGACGCTATCCCTGACAAGGTGGAAGACCTACCAGCAAACGCAGATGGCTTGAAGGTGGATAGCAAGGGCCGCCCTATCGGTATGACCAAGGATGAGTTTGAGAAGTCCATTGAAGGTGCCGACATGAGGCAGGCGGCCAGCGCTATGCTCAAGGACACCCGAAAACGTATCAAGGATAATTACGATAATACTTGGGTTAAAGATAAAACTTATGGGCCAATCGCAGGGGCGGATCGCTTCAGAGGCCGCAAATCCTCGCAGTACGGGAAGATTTCAAGCGCACTAAACCCAACACCAACAACAACGGCATCCTACCAAAAAGGTATCGCACAACTATCCGCGATACAGCCAGAGCTGGACCAACTAGCCGACACGTTTGGGATTCCCCGTCTAAGAGGCTTAATCCCCTCCCGTGGAGGCGCAATCGCAAACATGGGCGACGCTGTAATGGGATGGAACAAGGACTGGATTGCTCGGTTTGGTAGAGGTCAACAGGGAGAGTTATCTAAGTGGGTTCGCGGGATGCCTGCATCAGAGCGGCCATTCAACGCCATATCCTATTTTGACAACGGACTTGACCAGATGCGGTGCGTTGCCTATCACGAGTTTGGGCACCAAATTCATCAAATCTACCTA